TCGAACATGAACCGGTTCATGATAGGTTCGTTACCGGTGCTTCGATTCCACCGGATACGGTTCATGTTTATATCAACTGGTGGGATAACCCGTGGTTCCGTGATACACCGCTGTATGAGTTGATGATGTCGGATAAAAGTAATTCCGAAGATGATTATAATTATATCTGGTGTGGTTTGCCCCAGAAGATTAGTGAGGCGACGATTATTCGAAAATGGTGCGTCCGGGATTTTATTGTTCCTGCTGATACAATTATCCCCTGGAAGTTCGGTGTTGACTTCGGTTTCTTCCCCGACCCGTGTTGTTTGATAAGATCGTATTTAGATTGGAACACAAAGGAAATTTATATCGCGGATTGTATTTTTAAAATTGAACTTGACCCGGATCAAATCGATACCGACTTATTTGCCCTGATATCAGGAATCAAGGGGTACATAGTAAAGGCCGAAAGTGCAAGGCCGGAACTGATTAAGCATTTGAAAAATCGTCATTATCGAATAGAGGCGGTTAAGAAAGGGGCCGGGAGTATCACAATGGGGCTGGACTGGTTAAAGCATTGGAATATTGTTGTCCACCCCAGATGTTTGGATCAAGGATTGCCGGAGGAAAATATTACCGACGAGTTTCAGCTCTATAAATACAAAACCGATCCGGCGACCGGGAAAGTTGTCGGGGAGCCAATTGATAAATTTAATCATGCCGTTGACGCCCTGCGCTATACTTACAACGATGAGATTATGAAAGAGGGGGCGATTGATTATGTGAAGATGATGGGCGGTGTCCGGGGCAAACAAGAAAAAGAGGCAGAGGCGGCAAAAAGAAGCGGCGGATGTAATTATTTAACCGTTGCCGGGCTTCCTGTGCCTCCGGTCGGACAAGATACCGGGTCGCCGGTTGTCAAGCGTTCTGGCGGCGTTTCATACGCGGATTCCTCTAGGATTAATTTAAAGCTGCCGGACGGGTCGGTAATAAATACGTCTATCAAATAGTTTTCAATTTTTCTTCGATTATTTTTATCATCACTATTGATCTTTTACTTATACGGTTGTATAATATACTTGTGGACGGGATAAACAACAACCGGAGGAAACGAGCAAATGAAAGTTTGGCGCGATATGACTGCTGGTGAAATTCGGGACGAGGTTGAAAAAATGACTGCGGAAATCAATGAGGCTGTAAGGAAAGGTAAAGATTCTATAATCGTGCTCGATCCGTTTTCAATCAGATCAAAGCCGCAACCGAGTACGAAAAGCTACTTGCCGATCCCGACAGCGAAATAAAATGTGTAAAACTTTGTATTGAGATAAACGATTCGAAGTTGGTTATTTAACAACAAAAAAAGGAAAGCAGAAAACGATTACTCAAGTTGAAGCAAAAGAAATTAGCCTCGAGGTTTGGAAATACCTGGCGGATCATCCGGAGATTGATTCGAAAAACACCCTCCCGAAACAATTGCTTATAAAGGTACTCACTCTTGTTTGCCAGTGCCCCTTGTGTTCAATAAAAGACAAAAACACCGATTTCAAATGTCCTTTGCAACATGGGGAGGGTTGCGTTTTTGATGATGGGAATTTTGGTTGTCCGGATTATTTTAATTGGTTTGGGGCTAATTTAGCCAAAGACCGTCAGCGTTATGCCCGGATCATCTATAATAAGATATTGGCCTGGAAGCCGGAAGCCCAATAACAAAAGTCAATTTATTTTATACCCGGCGCTTGCTTTATTATACGAGTGTATTATAATATATGATAGCAACGCCGAAAGGCACAAAGGCGTCGTAATCACAACAAAGGATAATTAATTATGGAGTATATTGGCGGTGCGGCGGTCATTATTGCCCTGGCCATAATGATGAACTTCGATCAAGTTTTACAAACCATTGAAAAAATATTCGGAAAGAGGAAATAACCATGGCCAGAAAATTTGTTGAAGAAGAAGTAAAAAATACTGCGGCAGTCGATGCCCTTGCCAAGTGGCGGGAAGAACATGCCGGGGAAGAAATGGTCAAGACCAATCCTGTAGAAAAATTTCTAAAGAACCCCAAGGCGCTCCGGGCGATCAAAATGTTCTGCTGGGAGTGCAACGGTTATAACCGGGGGCTGACCAAGGGATGCGAAAACGGGGAATGTCCGCTTTGGTTGTTCAGATCGGGGTCTGCAAACCGGGATGAAGATGATATTTCAAAGTTTAAAACAGCGTACCGGAATCATATGCAGGACGTCGGGGAGTTGAACGCTGTTGACGACGGGCCGGATGACGGCGACGACAATGAATAGCAAAATACCCTTGAAACAAAAAATAGCCGACTACCATGCTGCACTTGCTAGTCGCATACTACTCGATGGCACCTGCCCCCATTGCAACGCAGGTTTTAAAGTAAAAAACATAGTGCCGAGCGAAGATGATCAATTCTGCGAATCTTGCGGTGGCTTGTTTTTTTATCGAGTAAGTGAAAACGGTGTACAAGTAGAAAGGATGGAGTAATGCCATCAATACCAGTAAATGCCCTTGGTGCGGCAGGACTGCCAGTGCCAGCTCCACCGGTAAATTATGGCGTGAACATTGTAAAAACGGAACGAAAAGATGAATATTGAAGAAGCAATAAAACATTCAAGGGAAGTTGCGGATTCTTATAATAATACAAATCCGGATTGTTCCTGCGCCGCCGAACATCGACAACTTGCCACTTGGCTCGAGGAATTGGTGGAACTAAGGAAGAAGGTCGTTGTTGATAAAGAACACGATCCTGTTAAAAACGAAACTTTCCTGCCGGGCGATTATGTTCTAACAAATGCCTGGGAAGGTTTTCACTTGTTTTGTCAATTAGAAAGTAATTTGGGCAACGGGCTGGTTAGGCTCAAATTGTTTTCTGCTAATGGGGATTCTCTTATTGTTGTTCCCGATAATAGCTTATCTCTAGCTCCCAATTGGGCCAAGTGTTTTTTAATCGGAACTTCCGCTCTTTTGAATGGGGAGTTTGTTGAAATTACTCAACATAGTTTTGATCCCGAATCCGTTTTGGAAATTCGGGTAAAGGGCGAGGGTGCGTCTTATTGGATTGCGCCAAAACAATTGGGATATAAAGGAGAATAAAATGCAGATTATTGAACCCAGCGTTGAAATTATTCACGAGCACGACCCGTTGAAAAAAATCGAACTTTGCGGTCGGGTGTGTTATAAGAGCGAAGATAAAATCACTGAAGATTCGGCGCGAAGATTTGTTGCGGCCCGGATCAAAACCAAACACGATTCAATTCTGGAACACGTTCATCTTACTCTCAAGAGTAGAGAAAATCCGTCTTATAAGAATTTTTGCTACGGGTTCCACGGATCTTTTATTATCGAAGATGAAAATGGGGATACCACCGGTAATGTCCGAGCCTGGAGAAATTTGTTTGTCGCCTTTTGTCGCCATACAAGAGGGTTTGCTAACGGCGTGGCAGAACCCTTTATCAAATTTTCGGAGGATTTATTTGGTGAATTTGTGCCGGTAGAAAAGCGTTGTGACATGGATTGGTATTCTGTCGCGGAAGCTGCCGATTACATGACTGTTCGGTTTATCTGTGACCGGGGCGTGTCCCACGAACTGGTTCGACACCGAGTTGCGTCGTTTAGTCAGGAGTCAACCCGGTATGTTGATTGCTCCGGCAATATGCAAGTTATTCGCCCTTGTTTTGATTGGGTTAAAAACATTAATGGGGTTAATTATCAAACATGGTTTCGCGCCATGGCAAACAGCGAGCAATACTATGCTTACATGATTAATAATGGCTGCAAACCCCAAGAAGCCCGGTCGGTATTGCCCAACTCGCTCAAGACCGAGGTCATAATGACCGCAACGTTCGAACAGTGGCAAAATATCCTTGCATTGCGCCTCGACAAGGCGGCTCACCCGCAAATGCGGCAAGTTATGCGGCTCCTGGTTAACCTGCCAGATTTCCCCGCCGAAATCACATATAACAAGGAGCTGGCAAGTGAATAAATCCAAAGAAAAGAAGATAGAAACTCATCCGAATTTTAGATGGGCTTTGTATAAAGGACAGAATATAAAAATAAGGGTTACACCCGAACAATCGATAGAAGTCCAACAAATTGCATTCGAATGTGGACGTAAATGGAAAAACGGGGTAATTAAGATTTGGAAAAATGGGTATCCTTTTCTTTATGTAAATAAAGAAGAAATATCGTATGACGATAAACTTTCTAATTTTGAGCACGACTCGGCTCGAGAATTTTCTTTTTGTGACGATTGTTTTGTTCGGGCAAAACCGGGTAAATCCAAGTTGCAACAGATTGACGATATTATGGAGAAGATAAAGCAAACCCAGGTTTCGTCTTATGTTGACGAAAAAACTACTTTTTATGATACAATAGGTAATAGTCTTGATGAAAAAGAATTGTCGGGACTTGAAATTCAGCTTCAATCAATCCGGCGTGACTTAAATGAACTTGCCGGTATAACCGAAGGAGATTTGGAATAATGAAAGAACAAGCAAATCATCCGCAGCATTACAATAATCATCCTGCCGGGATCGAATGCAATGAGTAATCTTTGCAATAGCTGTTCTAATCGCGATTTATGCCGTTGCCAGTATAAACATACCGTTTGTAAGGATTATTCGCCCCGGCTAGTGAAATATGCGGTAAAGAAAACTAAATAAAAGTTACTACATATATTTGATTTTTGTTTAACCCGGTGTATAATGTAACTATTATTATCGGGAATTCCCAAGACTAAAACGAGCCGATAAAAATATCTTGACGAACGATAAAATTAAATTTGATTGGGAACTAAATGATAAATCCGAAGTTTAAGTTTGTGGGGTGCCTTAAAAATCTTAGATTAGGAGAATATACATTTACCGATACTGTATTGCCCGTGCGGAATATTAAGGCTGGAAAAATATTCCACCTGTTTGTTGTTTTTAAAGACGACGGCTTTTACTTTTTGACTTTACGAAAAACCTGTGGGCGATTTCATAAAAAATTCGTATCGCCTCCTTTTAAGGATTTCGATGCGTTGACGACACAGAATTTTCCCCAGTTTTTTTATCACGCGATTTGGGTAAATGATTTTGTTCGGGCCGACATGATATTGCGCGGGGTTAACTACCTGCTGGACGAAAGGGAATTTAATGATCGGGTAGAAGCGAATTTGGATTATATTGATAAAGTCTATTTACAACTAAGGACAAGAAAATGAGCAGAACAAAAGACTTATCTATCAGTAAGTGGGAGTTCTTAGTAAGGCACCCAATGTCCTCCATTACTTATTTGCTCCATAACAATCCATTTTTGAAAGACATGCCCGGTTTGGAACCATACTGCGCAGAATATCGAACCGATGATTATGATTTTGAATGTAGTAAATGCCCGTTACACGATCCTGATTATCTTTGCTGCAAAGAAGTTGCCGAGTACCGGGATTTAAAGACATCCGAAAGGGCAGAAGCGGTTTTAAACAGAATTAAAGAACTGCCCGAATAAAAGAGAAAAACAAATGGATAGCCGCCGTAAACAAAAGCTTAGGGAATTGGTTGTAGATATCCAACATAAACTCCGGGTATCCAATTCATTGCTTGAACAACTTAAAAAAGCTGTTGAATTTTATTCAGACACTTACCTCATTAGTTATTCCGACATTTGTCAAAAGGCGCTGCGTTCGCATGCAAGGCTTAAGCCCGATTTGTCTTTAATAAAACCAGAAAGCACTTATAAGGGAACTTGCCTGGCACTTTGTTTCCCAGATATTGTTTGGGAAGATAAAAAAATGAATGAAAAACAAAAGGCCGATTTACTGCGCCGGGCGTTAATATGGTATTTGGGGAGATTGGAATATAAGGAAGTAAAAAAGACGCCTTTAAAAATAGATACAAGTTCTGATCATGTTTTTTCAGAAACGGAGGTTGATTTTTAGGTTATATTGTTGTATAATTTAATTTAAATAACAATTGAGGGAGAGGGTAAATGAAAGTGTTCAAATATTTGAGATTATTGATGCCCTGGAATACAGAAGAATATCTCGAAAATTTGCAAAAAACAGAAGATAAAAAGGTTCGGATAAAACAAGCAATGTACGAGGAAAAAGAAAATGCTCAAAGGGGTTCGACTCATGTTGAAGAGGATTTACGGCGCGTTATTAGGTTTAGTTGATCGGTGCAATAATCCGCCGCCTAAAATAAAACTCGGGTACGATATTGATGCCCTAAAAAACAATCCGGTTTACCGTGACCGACAAATTGTTTCGACACATTGTTCATTGCCGGAGGTCGAATGAAACGGCCGATCTGACGCACTTCCAAAATAATCAAATAGTGTATTCGAGAATATCGGAAGAAAAGGGAATGGTGGTTGCTGTTTGCTATAATGCTGATGAAAGTATTCGATATGGCGTTGCCTGGGCGAAAACAGTTGAAAATTGGTCGTGGCATTTTGCATCGGAATTAACGAGTACGCCTTATTCAACAACCGTTAAAAAAACAAGGAGTAAAAAATGAAAGAATATCAACCGGGCGAAGTTACGGAGTTTGTGATCGACGGAGTTATCCGTAAACTACAAATAAAAAAGCAAAAGATTAAAAGAGGTTGTAAGGATTGTTTCTTTTATAATCCTTCTTTGTCACCTACCGCCAATTTGCCTTGCGGTGAAGTGAAGTGTTTTTCTTTCCTGAGAACAGACGGAAAGAATATTCTTTTTGTCGAATGCAAAGAAAACAAAAAAGAGTTAATTGCCGATCTGGTTGTTGCCTCTATAATAGCGGTTGCAGTTGCGACGGTTTCTTTTGTATTCTATTTGATGGCGTAAATTATATGGGTCGGGTTAGTTCAGTGGTAGAACAATTGATTTGTAATCAATCGGTCGTTGGTTCAACTCCGACACCCGGCTCCAATTTTAAAAAAGAGGTAAAAATGACAGTTACAGAAAAGATGTGGAAGACAATGTGTAAAACCCCGCTCGGCCGAGTAGAATTTCTTTATCTGCTCTATTTGGAAAATCAGGTAAAGGAACAAAGCGACATTGGGGACATTGAGTTTGGGAAAATTATCGGTGTTACTAATATCGGGGTTAACAAAGCAATCCGGCAGTTGAGAAAAAAGAAGCTTGTTGAACGCTTGCCCGGCGCTAAAGCTCACGGTCGCCTGGTACAGTTAACATTACCGGAATAGTTTGTTTAATTTTTCTATGATTATTTTTCGTTCTTTATTTTGATTTTTCGATTATACCGGTGTATAATATGATTAGTTGAAAGTGATAAATCAAGGATGACAAAATGGAAAAGATAATTACAAGAAGTTATGATAAATTTGGCAAAGAAGTAAAGCCGGATGCTGCTGGTAATGGCGGCTATCACCTGATTAACGGAGAATTTATTGATTCTACGGGAGTGCTAGTGGAATATGTTAAAAAATTATGGGATGATATAGTGCAAAATTATGACGGCGGTTATTGGAGAATCAAAGAATGAATATCTCAGAAGCCAATATACTCACAATGAAAATCGTAAGGCCGTCGAATCGGATTAAAATTGAAACAGCGTTAGCCGCGAATACTTGGGATGAAGTTGCAATTGAAAGGGCTGTTTATTTTTATGCCGCCGACGGAAAGATTTTGCGGAAAATATCAGAATATAATATCACAAACATTAATGGGGAATGGTTTGCAGAAACAATTAATCATAATATTTGCGATTGGGATGATGCAAAATATTTAGAGGATAGGAAAGTTGGGGCGTCTTTTGAAAATGGTGAATGGGCTAAAATTGAATGGGTCGAGGCGCGCGACGAATTTTCACTACGCGCTGGCGGATCGTATCACTACGACGAGGATGGTAAAATGACAGCCGGATATTGTTATCCGGCATATTGGTTGGTTGAATTAGCAAAAGATGTGATAATGAATTACAAAATTGATACCGGTATGAATGGGGACATTCGTACAAAATTAATTGAAATGGCACTACTAATTGCAGGAAAACAATAAAATGATTATTAAAAATTTTACCCCACATGTTGTAAGATATAACGCTCCGGACAAGTCTGTTGTTGAGTTTGTGCCGGAGGGATTGGCGAGAGTTACGTCTTTAACCGAACAACTCGGCGGATATGGCCTTGACGGTCATATTGATAAAACCGGACAAATTATTGTTAAATTTGTCCGACAAACATTTGGTGAAGTTACTGGTTTGCCGGATGCAGTTGATGGGGTTTATTTGATTGTTAGTCGTATGGTTGCAAGTGCTGTAACCGAACGTACGGACTTGATCGTTCCTGCTGATGTAATAAGGGATGAGGCCGGAAATATTACCGGATGCCGCGCTTTTGAGCGGGTTTAATTATTACGGTTTGCGAAAATTTAAAACCTACTACATAATTACCCAGTATTAACCAGCGCTCCGTGTTGACCTTGCAATTTTGCTATATTGCGCTTATTATCTTTGTAAGGATAATTTTATAAGGATAACTCAATTATGGCAAAATTCGCAGATTCTTTTTCCGGACTTGATCTTGACCGGAAACTTACCGACCAAGAACTTATCCGGGCATTGCGTGAAATGTTGGCCGCAGAACTTGAGGCCGCAAATCTGTATTCCCAACTTGCTACATCAATTCGCAACGAAAAAATCGCTGCCTTGCTCAATTCGATTGCCGAAGAAGAGCTTGTTCATGTTGGCGAATTCCGGGCCGCGATTGCTTTGTTGAATGATGGAGCAGATTGTTCGCTTAGCGAGCGGGGAATGGAAGAAGCTAAATTGATTTTGGCTTCCGGCTCCAAGGCGGCAAAAGCGGCTGATACCAAACGGATTCTGAAACTCTCCAAATAAAGCAGGAATCCGAATGAAGATAACCAAAACGAAACAGGTCGATTCGCTGGTCAATCTCGTTACGAGCATGAACAGCGGAACCGACCGTCTCCAACAATCTGTGTTCTCTCCTCAAAACTTTTTTGGTTATCAAGAGCTGGTCGATATTTATGAAGGATGGCTGGGGCGGCGTATTGTTGACTTGCTCCCTAAAGAATCATTAAAGCGAGGCTGGGATATCTATTGTCCGTCTTGGGAACCGGATAAGATTAATCTTCTCAAAAAATATGATGAACATTTGGGAACAAAAGAATTACTCTTATCCGCTTTGAAATCAGAACGTATTTTTGGCGGCTCCCTTATTGTCGCGCTGACTAATGCGACCTGGGGAGCAATGAGGAATCCTATTCCCGATTACTTGCCGCATAATTCCCTTCTTTGTTTGCGGATGTTTGACGCTTGGCAAGCTTATGCCGCTCGTATTAATTTCATGAACCCGTTGGCTGACGATTTTCTGATGCCGATTACTTATACAATTGGCTCCGCCGGTATAGTTGCTTTAAAACAGACCGGGGTTAAGGATGAAGAATTATTTTTAACCGGAGCTATTGTCCATCATTCTCGGGTAGAAAGATTCGGCGGTGAGTTTTTGCCCTGGTATGAAAGGCAGCGTAATCTTTATTGGGGTCAATCTATTTTATCCAACGTCTATGAGGCGGTCAGGAACGCTGGTATTGTTGATAGTGCTATTGCCTCACTTTTGTTCCGGGCTTCCGTACCGGTATTGAGTGTCGATGATTTGCTGGGTATTGTTGCGGACGACGAAGCCACCGCTGCATTTTTGAAGCGGGTTAATCTGATGAACTATCAGATGTCCAATAATAACATGGCAATTATTGATACTAAAGAGAAGTTGGAGAACTTTGAGGTCGGGGCCTTTAGCGGTTTGGATCAAATTTTAGAGCGGTTTTATACTACTGTAAGCGCCGCCACAGGGTATCCGGTTACAAAGCTGGTTGGCACTAGTGCCAAGGGTTTGGATGCTACTGGCGAAGGCGACATGAACAATTATTACGATATGATTGAAGAATATCAGTCTTCCGGAGCTAAACCCCATTTGATGAGCCTGTACCGGCGCTGGATTGTTCCGTCCTTATTTAACGAAAATCTCCCGGCTGATTTTGACGTTGTCTTCCCAGCCCTTGAAAGAGTATCGCCGGAAAAGAAAATGGAAACCGATAGACAGTTCTTGGATATGCTTACTGCGTCCATGGACAATAAAATTATCGATCTGAAGATTGCTCGGAAAGAAGTTATGGAACGGAAGATTTTTAACAACCTGACGAAAGGAGAAATTGAACGGCTGGAAAAAGAAACCGGAGCGAATGAAGTTGATTTGGTGGATGCGATGGATGTTGCCGACGAACTTGAAAGAGCACGTGATGGGGTTTATCAGGTAGACCCGGAAGTTGCCGCCGAAGAGGCAAATAAAGATAATTATCTGGGGCGTCCAAACAAAACGCTTAAAAATTTGAAGGCCGCACAGGAAGAAGATGTGGTGCCGGAATGGGAAGAAACAGATTCTATAAATAAAGCCAAGAAAATAATTAAGGTAAAAAATGAAAATAATTAAGGTCTGGGTCGGTGACGATAAAATGACTATTGACGAAAGAAAGGCAGTTGCGCAAAATTTTATTAACGCCCTCGTCGCGGAAACCAATAATGAAAAAATTGGAAGGCTTTGCAAAATATGGGCTAATTCGACCAATGTTCGCATTTATGGCCTCGATGATCGTAATGGTTATATTTCGATTGATGATAGTGGGAAGGTCTCGAGCAAACTCAACGGTGCAAAATCTATTTCGGGTGAAATCTGGGCGGCAATGGAGAAGGTTAATCGTTAAGGAAAGGTGAAGAAATGAAAATTATCAAAGTGAAGTGTTCGGATGCTGTCCCTGAAAAGACTCACAATAAAACAGTAAAGAAGCAGGACGTGTTTGAGAGCAAAGCACAACAGGGTTATTTGTTTGCAAAGAAACCGGCGGTCGCCAAAGAATTTGCGAGCAAGACGCCGAAGTCGGCTTACAAGAGTCTGCCGAAACATGTCGGTGATGATAAGGTTTTGCATTTGGATGAAGCGGTAAGGAATTATACTGATGGAATTATTAAATTAGGTAATTCTTCTATTGCTTTTCAACTTGCTTTAGCCAAAGCAAAAGATACAGGCAATGAAAAAATAATAAAATTTGCAGAGGACAGATTGAAGAAAATAAATAATGCTGTAAAAATTCTTCAAGTGAATTAATGAAGTTCAAGCCAATTCAAGTATATCCAACTTTAATCGCCCAGTACCGGGCGAAGCTACTTGAATTGGCTCGTCGTCTTGCTCGCGATTATGAACTCCAGCTTAAGCCCCTGATTCTGAAGATGAGCGAGGAACAGCAAAAGAAGCTTTCCAAAGCTCAAGTTCAGGAAAACGCAAAATTAACGTTTAAACAAGCCACAGACGCCGTTCGTTATTTGACCGCATACGAGGTTGCCCGGATGGTTGGGGTGCTTAAAAAACAGGTTATCCGAGACATTTCCACGGGTAAAATTAAGGGTGCAATACACGAGGGCGAAAATTGGTTGATCACGGAACAATCCGTCCGGCCATATGGAGTATTGATCGGAAAATTTGAAGCTGATCAAACCCTGCTCGAAAAATTTAATCACCGGCTGGAAAAGTTACGGCGTAAATATCAAGACCTACTCTACGCTTACGAGGCGACCGCAAAAGATATAACCCTGCAAACTTACAAAGAGAGCAAACGAAAGTTTTATGCTCAATTTAAAAAAGCTGCCGGAATTGATTTGATGACCATTATGACCGAAAAGGGATTGAAGGATGCTTTTGATGCTCAGGTAAAAGAAAACGTGAATTTGATTTCTAGTATTCCGAAAAAATACTTTGATGATATACAGACCTTGGTTAAAGATAATGTGAACGGGGTTAAGGTGCCGGAAGGCGGGATGATCCAAGCGTTAATGGATTTAACTAAGGCGACGAAGACAAAAGCGAAATTGATTGCCCGAGATCAGACGGCAAAAGCATTTTCTGATTTCAACCATCTCAGGATGCAGAATTGTGGGGTGCAGGGGTATTGTTGGCGTAATTCTAGAGACCGGAGAGTTGCTGGAAATCCGAATGGTTTATACCCGGATGTCGATAAGAATAGCAAATATCATGGAAATCATTGGGATCGGGAAGGACAGTATTTTTTGTTTCAAAAAATGGCGAAGCCGCCGATTGCGCCGGACGGAAAACCGTTTCGTCAACCGCCTCCCGACGGTCCGCCGGGAAAACCGATTCTCTGCCGATGTTTTGCTGATCCCGTAATTCCGGACTTCGATACATTGTAAAGGTTAAATAAAATGAAAATTATTAAGATTAGAAAAACCGACGATATAAAAGACAAAATGAAGCAAGATTATGAAGATCTTATTCAAAGGTTGAAAACCGGCGAGGTTCTTTCAAAACAAGATCTCAAATTTATTCAGTCTTATCAGTCAATTAATAATAGACCTGCTTTTAACGCCGGTAAAAGAAAAAATCCTAATATTACAAAACAACGGATAACAAAATGAGAATTTTGAAAGTAAAGATTGGTGACGATAATGATCTTGGAAAAGAATATTCTTCCAAAGTTATTGCCGCTATTAATACCCTGAAAAAATATGATGATTTTGAGGTCAAAGATTTTGTTAAGAAAAATGAAATCTCGATTGAGAAGTTGATTAAATTGATTGACGGTAAAAAAGAAAATGCAGTGATTGCCGGTTTTAAGTTGTTGGAAAACTCAGCCAATCAATTTTATAAAGCAAATAATGTTTCTGTCAATCTGGGACACGATTTAAATATTTTGGGTGAAGCTATAGCGGACTGGCGTAACTGGTTTTATCATGAAAGAGGGAATTGGTAAAATGAAAATTATCAAAGTGAAATGCAAAGACGATAATTGGGAGTTAAACGACAGCGCTTCATATGGCGAAGGCGGTTATTCTGTTCGTTTGGTTATTCTTGATGATC